GAGCACCTTCGACGATCTGGTCGCCGCCATCGGCGCGGCGCTGGAGGCCGACCGGACGCTGGGCGGCCTTTGCGACTGGGTTGAACCGGATGCCCCGGCCTCGCTCGACCTGCCCATCGAAGGCGCCGCGGCCCTGAAGGCGGCGGTGATCACCGTCGTCCTGCACTACACCACCACCGGCCCTCTGGCCTGAATTCCCCCAGATAGGAGACCCCCATGGCACGCGCACACGGCGCGCGGGCGCAGATGGCGCTTGCGTTCGAGACGATTTACGGCACCCCGCCCGCCAGCGGCTATCGGCTGATGCCCTTTGCGCGCACCACGCTGGGCGCGGAACAGCCCCTGCTCAATTCGGAATTGCTCGGCTACGGCCGCGATCCCTTGGTACCCATCAAGGATGCCGTCACCGCCGATGGCGAGGTGGTGGTGCCAATCGATGTGGAGGCCTTCGGCTACTGGCTGAAGGCCGCCTTCGGTGCACCCACCACCACGGGGACCACGCCCAAGACCCACACCTTCCAATCGGGGAACTGGAGCCTGCCCTCCATGGCCATCGAAGTCGCCATGCCGGAGGTGCCACGGTTCGCGATGTACGCTGGTTGCGTGATGGACCAGTTGTCGTGGCAGATGAACCGGTCGGGCCTGCTGACCGCAACCGCACGGCTGATCGCGCAGGGCGAGGCCATCGCTGCCACCACGGCCGCGGGCACGCCGACAGCGCTGGGCCTCCAGCGCTTCGGCCATTTCAACGGGGTGGTGAAACGCAACGGCACCGCCTTGGGCAACGTCGTCTCGGCCGAGATCACCTATGCCAACGGCCTCGACCGGATCGAGACCATCCGCAATGACGGCAAGATCGAGGGCGCCGATCCTGGAATGGCGGCTCTGACAGGGCGGATCGAGGTGCGGTTCGCCGATAGCGCCCTTGTCACCCAAGCCATCGACGGCACGCCCTGCGAGCTCGAGTTCGCCTACAGCCTCGGCGCGAATGCCAGCTTCACCTTCACGGCCCACGCCGTCTACCTGCCGGTCCCCCGGATCGAGATCCCCGGGCCCCAGGGCATCCAGGCGACCTTCGACTGGCAGGCCGCGAAGGCTACCAGCCCCACCCGCATGTGCACCGCCGTCCTCGTCAACACCGTCACGGGATACTGACCATGATCCGTCTGAACCTGTCGAACCGACCCGAATGGCTGGACCTGCTGCCCGGCCTGCGTGTCCTCGTGGCGCCTCTGACCACCGCGCTGATGGTCTCGGCCCGCGCCGACCCGGCCATCGATGGCCTTTCGGAAAGCTCAAGCCAAGAAGACTTGGCGCTGGCCATGGCCAAGGCTGTCGCGCGCCGTGCCGTGCTGGATTGGGAAGGTGTAGGTGACGATGACGGCAACCTTGTGCCCGTCAGCCCGGCCGGGATCGACGCGCTTCTCGACATCTGGCCGGTCTTCGAAGCCTTCCAGGCGCAATATGTCGCCCGAGGCCTGATGCTGGATCAGGAAAAAAACGCCTCCGCGCCCTCGCCGACTGGTCCTTCGGCGGGGGCGACGGCTACTGCGCGGCCTGCGCAGGACCCTGCCCGGACTGCCCAGAAAGACTGAACCGTCCGCAGACGGTCGAGGGCTGGCAGGTCTGGGACCTGACCCAGCGCCTAGGCGGCCAGCTGCGCATCGCGCCGGGGGCTGTCATCGGATGGGACATGGGCGCCGCGCTGTCACTGGCGCAGGCGCTGGGCATCCCGCCCCTGATCGCCGCCGAACTGCTGCCCGAGATCGAGGCAGTGATGGTGCGCAAGCTGAACGAGCAGATGGAAGGACGCCGGAATGGCTGAGAAGAAAGTCTCCGTCCGCCTCGTGGCGGAGGGCGGACGCCGCGTGCGCGCCGAGCTGGAAGGTGTCGGTGAGGCCGGTGCCCGTGGCTTCGGCCGCCTGTCGCGCGAGATGGAACTGGCCAACACCCGGCTTGCTGCTTTCGCGCGCCGGGCCGGTCTTGCCCTTGGTGCAGCGGCGGCGGCCGCTACAGCCTCGCTCGGGCTGATCGTCCGCTCCACCGCCGAAAGCGCTGCCCAGATCCGGCAGTTCGCGCAGGTTGCCAATGCGACGCCCGAGGCGCTGCAGCGTTGGTCGGTCGGGGCGCGCACCGTTGGCATCGAACAGGAGAAGCTGGCCGATATCCTGAAGGACGTGAACGACCGGGTCGGGGATTTCCTGCAGACCGGCGGCGGGCCGATGGCGGATTTCTTCGAGAACGTGGCCCCAAGGGTCGGTGTCACCGCTGACCAGTTCGCGCGTCTATCGGGGCCGGAAGCCCTCCAACTCTATGTGGACACGCTGGAACGGGCAGGCCTGAGCCAGCAGGAGATGACCTTCTATCTTGAGGCCATGGCGTCCGACGCCACGCGCCTGCTGCCACTTCTGCGGAACGGCGGGGCGGAGATGACACGGCTTGGCGAGCAAGCCTCGGACCTTGGCGCAGTTCTAGACAGCGATGCGCTGGAAGCCCTGCGCCGCACGCAACTGGCGCTGGGCACAGTATCCCTCGTGTTCGATGGCCTGCGCAACCGGATCGCGGTCGCCGTCGCCCCGACCATCGAGGCGCTGGCCAATGCCTTCATCGCCCTCGCGTCCGACGGCGGCATCCAGCGCTCGGCCATCGACGGGCTGATCGGCAACCTTGGAAGGCTGGCGTCCTATGCCGCCACTTTCGCCGCTGTCATGGCCGGGCGCTGGGTCGCGGGAATGGCTGCCGCAGCCCTCTCCGTGCGCGGTCTTGCGACAGCCTTGGTCTTCCTGCGTGGCGCCCTGATCCGCACCGGCATTGGCGCCTTGATCGTCGGGGCGGGCGAACTGGTCTACCAGTTCTCGCAACTGGTGGCCCGGGTTGGTGGCGTGGGCGAGGCGTTTCGCCTGCTCGGCGATCTGGCCCGCGAGGTCTGGTCCCGCATCGGCCTGTCGCTGGATGCGGCGCTGGCGCGCATGGCGGCCGGATGGGAGGGCCTGAAGGCGGCGGGCCTCTCTGCCATTGAGGGCACCATCGCAGGTGTCGTCAGTTTCGGTGACCGGACGGCAGCGATCTTCCAGGGGTCCTATAATACGGCCGTCGCAATCTGGGGCAGTCTGCCGGGCGCCATCGGCGACTTCGCCTTCCAGGCGGCGAACGGGCTGATCTCCGGCGTCGAGGCGATGCTGAACGGCGTCGTCACCCGCATCAACAGCTTCATCGAAACCCTGAATGCAGCCCTCGCGCTGCTGCCGGAATGGGCCACTGGCGAAGGTGGGGTGCGGATCGGCATCCTCGATCCGGTGGAACTGGGCCGCATCGGCAATCCCTTCGAAGGCGCCGCGACCGCAGCCGGTGCCGCCGCCGCGGATGCCTTCTCGGCCGCGCTGTCCCGCACCTATCTCGAGCCGCCTGACCTCGGCCTCGGTGCCATGGCCGACGACGCCCGCGCCCGGGCCGAGGGCTATCGCGAGGCGGCGGGGATGCTGGCTGACGCCGCCGGTCGGCCGCTCGCCAGTTGGCAGGCGCTGAAGGATGCGGTGACGGGTACCGGAACGGAGGCCGAAACCGCGCTGGCGGATGCAGCTGCGTCAGCTGATGCCCTCACAGCCGGGCTGAACGATACTGCGACCGCCGCCGACGGCGCTGGTGGCGCAGCGCGCAACGCGGGCGTTGCAGCGGCCGAGGGCACGGAGACCGCCGTTACCGGCTGGCAAGCCGTCACCGCCGCACTTGCCGACTACGCCGCCAAGGCGCGCGACATCGGTGGGGATATCGGCGGCGCTCTGGTGGGGGCCTTCCAGAGCGCCGAGAATGCCATCGGCGACTTCGTGAAGACCGGGAAGCTCGACTTCCGCGACTTGGTCACCTCGATGATCGCCGATCTGGCGAAGCTCGCAGCCCGGCGCTTCATTCTCGGGCCCATCGCAAATGCACTCTCAGGCGTGCTGGGCGGGGCGGGTGGCATCTTCGCCAATATCCTGCATGCGGGCGGCATGGTCGGCGCCCCCGGTCCCGGCCGGATGGTCCCGGCATTGGCCTTCGCCAATGCACCGCGCATGCATTCCGGCGGCTGGGCTGGTCTGCGGCCCGACGAGGTCCCCGCGATCCTGCAACGCGGGGAGCGTGTGCTGTCACGCCGGGAAGCCTCGGGCTATCGCCAGGCGGGCGCCTCGACCGTCAACGTCACGATCAACGCCCGTGACGCCGAGAGCTTCCGCCAGTCGCGAACGCAGGTCGCCAGCGACATCGCCCGCGCCGTGTCGCTGGGTCGGCGCGGCATGTGAGGATCAGCCATGGCCTTCCACGAAGTCCGGTTTCCGGACAACATCAGCCGCGGGGCACGCGGTGGCCCCGAACGCCGCACCCAGATCGTCGAACTGGCAAGTGGGGCCGAGGAACGCAATGCCAGCTGGGCCAACAGCCGCCGCCGCTATGACGTCGCCTATGGCATCCGCCGCGCCGACGATCTGGCGGCGGTGGTCGCCTTCTTCGAGGCCCGCAACGGCCGCCTGCACGGCTTCCGTTTCAAGGACTGGGCCGATTTCAAGTCCTGCCTGCCATCGCAGACACCGAGCCCGATCAACCAGCCGATTGGCACCGGCAATGGAGCGGTCACCCTGTTTCAGCTGACCAAGCGCTACACTTCGGGCGCTCAGTCCTGGTCACGGGCCATCACCAAGCCCGTCGCCGGAACAGTGAACATCGCCCTGAACGGCACGCCCCAAGCCTTCGGCTGGTCGGTCTCCACGACCACCGGCCTCATCACCTTCACCACGGCCCCCGCCGCAGGCG